TTGCTACGTCTTGTAAGCTAAATTGTTCAATTAGATCGTTTGGAATATCCGAAAGGTTTTGAAGTGTAGCTAAAGCTTCGTTTGCTTTTCCTTTGTCTCCATTGTGAGCTGCTACCAGTCTTGACCAGGACTCGAGAGTCACGTCTTCCCAACTGTCTATAATATTATAGCTTTGTTTTTTTCCGTCCTTGTCTATTTTGACTTTCATATTTATTAAAGTAAAAAGTTAATATTTAGTTTAAAATTAGCTTATGCTAAAATTTTGCGTATATTTGTGGCTTCTTGTTTCAATTTATATTTTTAGAAAATTAGTGTTTCTCTTAAAAATATAACGTAAGAAGGTCGAAGGTTTTTACTTCGACTTTTTTATTGCATAAAATATATGAGTCGATTATTTGTTTTAATTGGTTCATTTTTAGTTTCGCTTGTCCCCTTATGTTAGCAGAAATAATTTACTGCACAAAATACTTTCCATAATTTACGTCAATTTCATAAAACATTCTCATTGCCATAGCGTCAGCGTAATCTGGAGACCTTCCAATAATATCCTTAATAGTGTCTTTTGGAATTATTTGCAGCTTATTGTCTTTGTCTTGATCTTTAGATCTGACTTGCTCCAGTTCTTCTATAATACATTTTTGTACTTCTACGTCTTCGCAATCAATACCTAGCTGACCTTTGTTAATTAAGTCTGCTAATTTATAATAGCACTGAGTTTTTAAGTTCTGGTAGTTTTCTTTTTTTAGTGGCTTTGAATTATTGACAAAACCTCTACATTTAAAAAAGTCTTTAGCACCACCACCGACGCCGTCTTCGTCTAAAATTATATTGTTTAAATTAACTGCGTATTTTTGCTGCAAGCTTTTGAGTTCACGCACTACTTCGTCAATTGCTGACTTGTCAAGCGACTTTATATATTCAATATGCAATCCGTTCCAGACAATAAAAACAGTCTTGTCAGATCCAAACCTAGCTACGTCGCAAGTAATATATTTTTGTCCTGGTATTCCAGTGGAGTCGAAAAGATCAATTATGCTGTCGTAATTAATTAAGCTATCGTTTGTTGTATCGTATTCCCAGTTTCCAAATAAAAGTCTTTGCTTAGAAACTTCGTCTAGCGTCTGCAGTTGCGTTTTATAATATTTAGAAATATGCTCGTTGTCGTCAACTAAAGATTGTATAAATTTTCTATGCTTAGGAAGCTCGCCTTCTTTGTGTTTTTTATAGTACTGAGTGTAGGTCCAGTTCTTCGCAGGGTTGCACGTCATAAAAAGCTTTGGCTTTAAATTAAATTCGTCTAGCTTGTATCTAAGTCTGGAAGCTACAATATTTTTTGCCTTTTCCGTAACTTGATTTGCTTCGTCAATAAAAGCTCCTGTCAATTCCATTGATCCAAGACTATCGAAATTCCTGTCTCCAGGATATAAAAACAGATCCTTTAATACAATTTCAGATCCATTAAAGAAAGTTATAATATTTGAGCTTGCGTTAAAATTATAATGCTTGCCTGCTTTAAAGCTCCAGGACTGACAAATTTCGAAAAACGTATTAAGGGTTGTCTTTTTTAAATTATCGAGTTTGGATCTTGCGAGTAAGTATCTTGTCTTTGGATATTTAATAGCTAGCAATATTAGCCAGGCACAACCCAAATAAGATTTTCCACCACCTGCAGCTCCACCGAATAAAACTTCCGTTGTCTCATTGTCAAATAAATATTCGATTGCTGTCTCCTGAGTGCTCGTGAAGCTTGCGTCAATAATCAATTCCTTTTATATTTACGTTTATTTTGATCGGCTCGTCTCCAGAAGTCAAATCTAATTTATTGGTTTCATTCATTCCGCAAATGTTTTTAGTTGCGTGTATTACAATTGAAGGTACTTTGTCTTGTACGCATTCATAAAATTTTGACATCACAAAATCTTTTGCAATCAATTCAACGTCCTTTACTTTTTGTGCGAAGTCTTCGTCTTCTTTTAGCCATTTATAAAAATTAGTTCTTGACAGCTCAGTTGTCTTTAATGCAGTTGTGACAATTCCAAGTGAAACTTCTAATGCTTTCAGCATTCGCTCTTTAGCTATTTGTGTTCTATTCTGTTCCATTCTTAATTGCTTTTTGTCCTGTAAATTGCTCCCACCGTTCTATTATTTTGTCGCAAGATTTTTCGTTTAGTTCTACTCCATAGCATTTTCTTTTAAGCTTTTCGCAAGCTATCAAGGTTGATCCACTTCCAAGAAACAAATCTAAGACTAAATCGTTTTCTATTGAAAAGTGATTAATAAACTTTTCTACAAAGTCAACTGGCTTCTGGTGCTTATGGAAAATTTCTTCGTTCGTGATCGTACCTCTGTATTTCATTTTTATAATGCTACTAAAACCGTCGTGCATATTTTGGTGTTTAATTGCTTTTCCTTTCTTTTCCTGGCTAACTATAATATGCGACAAATAAGGATCGTTTCCACGTGGAGAAGAAAATGTAAAGTCAGCAATAAAAAATCTTAAAAATTCTAATTGTGATTTCCTTAAATATTCTACAGTTCCTTTGTCGTCATTCATAACGAATACGTGAGCGTCTTTTGTGTTTTCGTCTATGGACTCGCAATAATTCTGATCGGTTAGATCAAAAGGTGGATCGGTAAAAACTAAGTCTGCTTTGCTTTTATTCATTAATTTTTTTACGTCTTCAGATTTTGTACTGTCTCCACAAAATAATTTATGATTTCCTAAAGTCCAAAGATCACCGAGCTTGACTTTGCTTTCCTTTGCTTCTGGAATAAGATCGTCTTCAATTAGACCTGCTTCTTTTTTGTCGTCTTGGTTCTCCCAGACTGGTACTCCCCATTCATTTAATAAAACTGAGTCCCATTCGTTTGCAAGCATATCGTACTCCCATTCTCCTGCGTTCGTATTATCTTTTATTATAATTTCGGATCTATATTCGACGTATGTTTTCGTGGGTCTGCCTTCTTCTTCTGCAAGAATATTCATTTGCTCTGACATTTCTTTTGTAAACATATCTGTCCAGATCACTTTTTTTCCTAGGTGCTTGTGAGCTTTCATTCTCATATTTCCTGCAATAAGAATAAAGTCTTCGTCAATTATAACTGGACGCAGTTGCATAAAGGCAGGTATGGTTTCGATACTATTGACTAATTGTTTAAATTTTTCGTTTTTTACAATACGTGGATTGCTTTTATTAGACTTTAGTTTATATATTTTTACTTCTTGCTTTTCGAATTTCATTGTATTTGATTTGTTTTGCTACTAATTAAAGTATTTTTTTCAAATTCATTTGGAAGTTCTAGCTTAACGCCTAGCTCTTGCTGACTCCAAATTCTTATTTGCTCACAGTATTGCTGAAATTCCGCCTGGCTTAATTCTTTGCTTCTATTGCTTATAAATTTTTTCTGTAAAGCTTCGTGCATTTCAAATTTAAAGTACCCTAGCTCGTCTCCCAGTGCCTTTACAATACATTTAAAATAATACTTATTCTGGCGTTCTGTTCTTTTTGTCATTTTCCAGTATCTTTAATAAAGTTTTTCTCGTATATAATCTTTTCGCTCCTTTCATTTCACGGTATTCTTTAGGATTGAAAATTAGTTTCACTTCGCGTACTAACTTTTTTTCGTCAAATTTTACGATCCAACGGTTACTTGGACTTTGTTTTGAAAGCTTTAGGTGCGTAATATAATTACTCATCGGAATATTTTTTGTAAATTAAATTGAGCCCTTGAAAAACTTGGTGCAAGCAGGAGCTGCAATTTGTCGAGGGTGGGTGATTTGCTCCGTGTATCATATTGTAAAGCTCAATTGCCTTTTCTTTAACTTTGTGATCTGGAGCTCTGTTATTTTTAAACAGCGGCACGATTTCTAAAACCTCTTTTAACATTAACGGATCTACGTCTTCTGGAATTTCCACTACTCCAGTCTGGATCCACTTCTTAATTGGACAAGACATATTGGAAATTTTGGCTTTCAACCTCATAAAGCAGCCACATTTTTTACAAGATCCAGTTGGCTTGAAATAAAACTCGCAAGCTTTGCAAATTTCTAGCCGATCGTTATATACTTTCGTTGACGTTAAAAATTTATTTCTTTTAGTACTCATTAAGTATTTCTTTTAATTTCATTTTTACTTTTTTTATTGTAGTAAATAAAGAGTTCCTGCTAATTTTAGTTTTGTGAGCTAAGGAGTCTAAGGTATTGCCCTCGTAGAAATATAATTTGAAAATTTCACGATCGTACCAGTACATATTGTCGAGCTCCTTGTCAATTTTTTCAAGCTTTACGTAGTCGTCAATTACGATCACGTCTTCCAAATTGTCTAAACTCTTGTATTTAAAAGAGTCCAGACTCATATCAGGATTGACTGACTTGGTGGAGCTTGTATTGTATATACTATTTATTTTTGTATAGTATTTATTTAGTTTATAGTAGTATTGATTGTTTCGGCACGTCAAGCTTCTTTTGATCATAATGCAGCCGTAAGATACAACTGCTTTTATTCCGTCCGTATCATAAATTTTCTTGAGCGTCTTCTGGTTCATTTGCAAAAAATATAAAACTGTTTCTTGCACCACCTCGTCAACTTCATTTTTGTCATCTGTAAAACGATACGCTTGCTCGCGAAATTTATGAAGCTGATCCGATATTTTTATATAAATTTTATTCATAATCTGGATCCATTTTTTCTAACTGAGCGACCAGACCGTGAGCGTATTCCGTAAGCATAAATCGACTGGTCCTGACGTTCTTTGCATTCATTTTAGTTTCCATTCCTGCTAAAAAACCTGCAGTCATTACGGACATATTGGTAGGAATTATTGAAAGGAAGTCGTAAAAATTTCCTTCACGTGATCCGTGCTTGTAGTGATTATGGTGGTCAATAATTACATTGCAAATATCAATATAATCTTTAAACCTGCTAGTATTATTTCCAGTGCATTGTTTTACTGTCGTTTTGGAAAGCTCAAGATATTCGACGAGTAGAAATTTATGTAAATTATTTATTGCAATTGGACTTTTTAACACGTACCAATATTATTTAAAAATAATCAACCTTTTGTATTTTGTTTAAAATTTTATCAACAAGGTTTTTATAGTAACTTATTTTTTCCTCGTATTCGAAAGCCATAATTTTTAAAGTTGACTTACTTTTTATTAGTAATTTTTCTGAAAGTTCTGCTCCGAG